CAACTAAAAACTTTATGGCATTTGGTATTCACAAAGCTAGCATGACTGGATGTGGTATTATAGAGAATGGTCTAAATCTTAGGGGAGGAAGTTGTCTTGGAAATTATCCTAATACTGTATCATTCCAAAAAATAAGTAATGATCCACAGATTACATATTGTAATTAATTCATAAATATCTAAAAACAGAACAATGCCTTTTCATATTAAAAAACCAGTTGCGATAGGATCGGGTGATGTCTACTATAAGGAAGGTAATGAGTGGACACAAACCTATGCAGATAGAAAGGTTTATTCAAGTAAATCAACTGCTGATGCACAAGCCACAAATTATGATGGAAGTAATGGTGGATTTGTGGGAGCAACAGTAGTTAGTGAGTGACGATATTCAAACTGGACTAGCATTTGGTTCGTGTATCGTTCCTGTGCTATAATTTAAGAAATTATTTTATTTTATGCAGTTAACTGGATCTGAAAAATTAGTTTTCATTGCCTCATTCATGGTTCTTATGAATTGGGGTGTTCGTGTATCTAATATTATTATCTCTAACTTACTATGAAAACTGAGTTTCTTTGCGTCAAACCAAAATCTGCGACTGCAAGAGATATATTTGATAATGATATGGATCGTCTACATTCATGTCGTGTAATTAAAAGAGATCATGGCAAGGTTGTCTTGGACTCTATTTCAAGTAGATATTCTTTTGAGATGTTTGAGTTCGGTGACGACAACTGGGAGGTAATTAAATGACTAATTTAGAAAAGTGGGAATGTGGTAGAACTCTATTATTAGAATCACTACTAAAGCCTGATGATAGGTTACGAGGATGTGCTTTTAATCAAGGATGTAAGGATGAGTTGCTTGCCATCAGAGATGAGGTAGTTGATATGGTTAAAGGAATGGAGAATCCTCATAAATCAAAATTGGCATTTGGTAAAAAGAATAATCATATAGAACCTACAATTACCACACCTAATGGTGAGATTAGTGAAACATTAATGAGTGGGGCTTTGGGTGATTATTATAGATCTGAGAGGAAGGATTAGGTATAAATTTTTATTACATAAAGTTGTTAAACCAGGACATTTATGTTATAAATAATATTAGTCACCGAAAGGTACACATCCTAAAAGGAGAGGTAAATTGCATTAAAACTGTTTTATATTATATGTAAATCTATGGAGACGATTAATGCACAACTTAATATCATATAATCAATTAGCAGGAGAACACAACTTCGATCCCGATAATGATTTAATTTCAGATTACTATCAGTGTTTAATCGAGTGTGATGAAAGTCAATCAGTCTGTAAACGAATCTGTAAGGAGGTTCTAGTCTAATGCTAAAACATTCACATCCACCTTAATTAAGTAGTAAATACCCCCTTGACAAATAAGTCAGGGGGTTTTATATTGGCCATACAACTATGATTTTGCAATGGCAATTTACGATGATGTGACAATTAATATCAATCTTAATGAATTGGTAGAGATCAGAGCAAAACTTATTTCTCAATATGATGACTATTCAGATAAAGTATCTAAAGGTGAGTACTTAGATGGTGGTGACATTGATCGTATTGCAACTGGATTAAGAGATACTTTAACTTGGGATACTCTTTACAGCATGGTTGATGATGCTGTTTTAGATTACTTGGGTATAAAAGAAACTCATTATGGTGAGAGAACTATTGAAACGATTGAGTTGACAATGGAGAAGGAAAAGAAAGAAAGAGAGAAAGAGTTTAAGAAAAATTTTGAGATGGTTAAGTTAGAATCAACAGCATGGACACTAGACGTACCAAAGAGGAAAACGAAATGATTCAAGATGAAGCAATGATTGTAGAAGAGATAGTAACACTAACATCATTACTTGGTGGTACTATTGAAAAGTATGAGGTAACAGATAGTAAAGGTAACGCTTATAAAAAAATAGTGATAGAATATGGTATGAATGAAAACAATGCTACATAACAAAGATGCTATGGAACAAATGAAAAATCCTCTCAGCCCTGTCAAAATGGTAAGAGAAAGTTATTCTAGGTACTTGCAAAGGCATGTGACTGAGGTGCAAGTACAGTTTAAGGATGAGGAACCAGCATGGATTCCTTATGAAACTTTGTTAGCAATGCAGTCAGATTAGGCATAAATACTAATTCAGACGTAGATTGCAATGTATAATGTCAAACTTATCGGACAAAAAAGCAGCAAAGAAGATTCTTAAACAAGCAAAGAAACATCCTGATTGGTACACTGAACAAGATATATACTATGCTAAGATGATGAAAAAGAAAATTAAAGCACAAGAAAAATTAAACAAACTTGAAAATTAATTATGGCACTATCTGAACAAGTAGAAACTGCTTTGAATGAAGCACAAGAAAAATTAAGAGAAGCATTAGCCTTCGCAGCAAGGAGTGAGAAACCTTATATTAGTAAGCATATCTCTGATATGATGATGAAAATTGACTGTCTAAATGAGGTTTCTACTCTGATAGATCACGTTGAGGATCAGATGAAAAGTAACGAATGATTACGCAAGTCTAAAGACAATATAAAATTTATAGATACTAGACCTAACTAATGTTAGAATTTCCTCACACCGCCTAGAAACAATGATTAATTTAGACGAAAGATACCATTCTTACCTAGATGGAAGTAAAAAGATGAGGATAGATGGTGTTGAGGAAAGAGTAAAGGCTTATGGATGGCACTGTGACGGTAGTGACATTAAAGGGCATTATGTCACCACAGAGAATTTTCAGTTGTATTACAATATGGAAGGTCTTTTTACTAAAATGGTGGCACTTAGAGAATTATCACAGACTGTTGCGTGAATCAACATCTCATGATAAGATAAGATTATAGATAAAAATAAAATGAAAATTTTACTTGCTTCTTTGATAGCATTGACTCCTGTTTCAGCACTTGCTGGTGAATATCAACAAGGATATTCTACCAGTCGTAATTGTTTTAAGACAGAATATAGAGAGGAATATATTCCTGGAAATGCAGATAATCCTGGATATGTACAATCATTCCATGAAACTATTGAAGTTCCATGTCAAAATAGTTCAGAGTCTTTAAGAAGAGGTGGATACACACGCAAGACCACAATACAGTTTGATAACAATGATTGTACTGATGGTAAGATTGCAGGTGGTCTAGTAGGTGGAGGAGTAGGTGCTGCTATTTCAAGAGGAGATGGCCGATGGTGGGCAATTCCATTGGGTGCAGTTCTTGGCAGTCGCATTGGATGTGAAATGGACGGTGGTTGATACAAAGGGGTGACGACTAAAGTGTCCTTAAGGTGTGAGGGATAAGCGGTTCTACTGCCGAAAACGATCAATGGGTATGGTGAGAGTCCATACTATCTCCGAAAGGATAAGGGAAATCATTGAATCAAGTAGGGTTCAGGTGTAAGCGATTCCCAGTAGGTAAATTTGGGCTGCAAGGTGAAACCTTGAGCATGGCCCCGTTCCCTCACACACTATTTCGAGGAGATGGATGTGCCTCGTGGGTCGCCCCCACTGAAAGAACTAACATCCCCTAGGCTATTATTAATTTGATATGTTAATTGACTTAAATAAAGAAGAAATTAAATATATTGTGGATATATTTAAAATCCACAATACTGAGTTTATGAATGAAGAAGAAACTGAGTTTTCTTCTAACTTATACCTTAAACTTAGAAACATTTCCAAAGCATGTACCTGTAAGGAGGATTCCAATGCCAAGTGAAGAACACTTCATCAATAAAACTGATGAAATGATTGAAGAATTTATCGAAAATTGTGAAAGAGAGGCTGCAAGATTAGAGATTACGGTTGATTATTATCTTGCTGAATTTATTTGACAAATCACACCCTAGCAGTTAGACTGTTAGGGTATTTTACTACATACATTGTTGCTACTTGAATACTATGACTGAAGGAAAATTATACAAGATACTGACTTTTAATACTAATGGTTGGAATCTTATTGAAGATTATGCAAATAATTTAACTAGAAATCAATGTGATGAAATGTTGAATGATTTTATTAGAGAAGGTTACAATCCCAATAAACTAAAAGCAGTTTCAGTCGATGATCCACGATTTCCTTCTGCATAATGTATGAACCTGAAGTAGACGATTATGTTATTTGGAAAAGGCCAAATGGCGACTGGGAAGAGGGATGGGTTTATTTTAAAGGTGACCCAGTAGACAATGAAAAAAGAGTGAAGGACGG